TTACCGAATATGGAGCACAGTTAAATGCTTACAATATTCGTGATAACATGTTAAACCTTTACGGTGCAAGCACTGGAAGCAATTTAACTGGAAAACAGATATCGCCTAACATGGGTGGTATCATCACATTGGCAAATGAATATGGTGAAGTTGCAGGAACTGGAGGTAATGTAACTTACTATACTGGTAGTGTCACATTGGTTGGCGGCCAACAAATATATGACCTTACAAACCCAAGTGTGGTACGCTTAGAATCTGGTACACCCGGGACTACGCAAATTGAAATAAAACGTTTATATCATGAAGCACCCCCAGCATTAGTGCGGTTCTTCGATCCATTTATTGGAACTGGTATTGGTACTCAACAAATGTTAGATGCATTTGGATTTGGAAGCTATTCGCCAGGAACATCTTTCATGATGATGCCTATATATGCTGACTTGCTTCGTTTGCAAGCAATTGAATTCAATGACACTGTAAGAAGGTCTGGGTATTCTTTTGAAATTGTAAATAACCGTTTACGTATAATGCCTATTCCAATGGTAAACAGTGTTAGTAAAGTTTGGTTTGATTATGTTATTAAATCAGAACGTAGTAATCCGTTAAAAGGTAATACCGGTAATATTTCAGACTTTTCCAATGTACCATATGAAAATGTTACTTATGAATATGTTAATAGCGTAGGACGTCAGTGGATACGTAGATATGCCGCGGCCCTATCAAAAGAAATGCTAGGTAATATACGTGGCAAGTATAGTTCAATTCCAATTCCAAATTCAGAAATAACATTGAATGGAGCAGACCTAGCAAGTGCTGCCCAGACAGAAAAAGATGCATTACTAACAGAATTAAAAGAAATGTTAGATAGCATGTCGCGCCAAGCGCAACTGGAACGCAAGCAAGCAGAAGCAGATGCCATGCAAGCTCAAATGAATAAAATGCCGCTTAAAATTTATATAGGATAATATGGCTTTATTTGGTAGTGCACGAGACATGAGTTTATTTCGTAGCGTTAATCGTGAATTGATTAACAGATTAATAGACACAGAAGTACTTTTATATAAATTAAATTTGGAAAGCACTGATTCAAATTTATACGGCGAGGCAGATCGTAAATCATATTATCAACCCGTACGTATGAATTGTCTTATAGCTCGTGATAGTCGTACTAGTACTGGCGATGATTATGGAATAGATACACAACGTACTGCTACGTTTGCATTCTTTAAACCTGATTTAGAAGATAAAAATGTTGTAATACAAGTCGGTGATATATTACAATGGGATGGTGAATACTATGAAATTGATAATCAAACTAATGCACAAGATTATATCGCTGGTAAAGATCCGTTAACCGATCTAGGTGTTACAACTGGTGAACGTGGAAGCTTTGGTATGGACATTTCTGTTATCGTGGAAGCACATGCAACTAGAATGAATGCTATAAACATTGTACCAATACGTACTGGTGTCAACATGAATCAAGCTAAAAAACCTAGGAATTTATGAGTAAGCCAGAAATAAAAAAGACATATAGTACATTTACACGAAATCAAGAATTAAATAGGTCATTGGAAATACGTCGTGATAATGATACTATACGTACTCCTAAATGCACAATTTATGACGTTGATAACGCCATAATGAGTTATATTTCTGAAATTATACAGCCTCAGATTATTGAAAATAACAGTGTTATACCAGTACCAGTAATTTATGCCAACGGAGAAAAATGGGCACAGATTCGTGAACGTGGCTACATGTATGATCAAGGTGATAAACTCATGACTCCAGCAATTGTATTGAAACGCAATTCCATAACAGAACGAGATACACTTAAAAAGTTAGATGTAAACTGGAATCCAGAATCTGACAATGATTATGCTCGTAACACGTTAACATTTGAAAATCCATACTCCAAGCGTAACAGATATGATCGTTTTTCTGTAATACAAGGAACTCGGCCTCGTCGAGAATTATATGTGTCTAGTATACCTGAATATGTAGATGTGAGCTATGATTTATTATTATGGGCTGAATATACCGAACAACTAAATAGCATTGTTGAACAAATAATGCCTAATGGTGGATTTGCTTGGGGTACTACATGGAAGTTTGCGACTTATATTCAAGATTATACATTTGAAACCATGTCCTCGCCGGGAGAGGATCGTATTGTAAGAGCATCATTGCCGTTAACGGTTAAAGCTACTTTATTAATGCCTTATGAACTTCGTAGATCTAGCTTGCAAAAGCGTTATAGTATTAAACGTGTCGTGTTTGGATCTGAAAATGAATCATTTAACGCCGATGCAGATTGGGATGGTGCATAATTATATTAAATAAGGATAAGTTATGGAAAATGAAATTAAGTTTACAGAAGATGAGTTGCGTGATATCAAAACAATACAAGATAATGGATACACATTAGTATCAGAATTTGGTCAATTAGAAATTGAACGGTTTGTAACAAATCGTAAATTACAAGAACTAGATCAAATGCGTGAAAAGCTAGAAGCACAATTTTTTAGTATACAAGAACGTGAACGTGTTTTAGTTCAATCATTAAATGAAAAATATGGTTCTGGTACCGTTGATATTGAAAGCGGTGTATTTATTCCAAACAAGTAATGTTTGACTTTTTGCTCTGATATTTATTAATAAAACTGTAACATAAATTAGGAGCAAACATGGCAGAAAAAATTGTATCACCTGGGGTATTTACCAACGAGGTTGATCAATCTTATTTACCGTCACGTATCGCCGCTATTGGAGCAGCTGTTATAGGACCTACACAAAAAGGACCTGCAGGCATTCCAACCACAGTAAGTAGTTATTCTGAATTCTTACAAGTTTTCGGAGGAGTATTTACCAGTGGATCAGGCGCTAGTGAACAATCATATAAATATTTAACAAATTACGCGGCGCAGGAGTATTTGAAATATGCAGATACATTAACAGTTGTTCGTGTTTTAGCGGGCGCATATACACCAGGCAGTTCAACCGTAACTAATCTAGTAACAACCGGGTTGACATTTGGAAGTGGTTCGGTAACATTATTACAAAGCGGTGAATCTGAAGCAATACGTGTTACGACTCCTGCAGGATCTGTTGTAACGTTTATCGGACAAAGTAATCCAAATACAGATGCATCAGATGACAGTATTAGATTTTTTAATAGAGGATCTAATATAACTCAGTTTGCAAATAACTTCGCAACTGAATTTAATTCTGTGTCTAAGTTAAGCGCTTTTGCTGCATCAAATACTGCTGGTCTTATACGTATTTCAGGTTCAGCAGCTGGTACTGGTGGAAATGGATTAGTTTTTGCTACTGGTTCAGGTGGAACATTTACGAATCAATTTACTACTCAAGGTGGTACTAATACGACTGGCGCTGAAAATATATTTACATTATATACATTATCTGATGGTGCCGATCAAAACAGTTATACTGCGACTGAAGGTACTAACAATGTATTATCTAACGGTACAAGTAATAATATACGTTGGGAAGTAACATCTAAGAGCGATGCCAAAGGTACATTTAATCTTTCTATTAGAAGAGGTGATGATACTAGCAATAGAAAAATTATATTAGAACAATATAACAACTTAACCTTGGATCCAAATTCTCCAAATTATATTGCACGAGTAATTGGCGATCAAACTTATACAATGGTAGATTCTGGAACGAGTGATCCATTTTTGCAATTGTCAGGATCTTTTGTAAACCGTTCAAAATACATACGTGTAGATGTACATAAAAATACTATTAACTATTTAGATAGCAATGGTAATGTAAGAGTTGGAAGTGCAAGCGGAAGTTTACCGGCTATTAGTTCTGGTTCATTTGCAAACGGAAGTGACGGTACAGTAGCTCATCCAAAAGCATTTTTTGAAAATATTAGTAATACCAATACTCAAGGATTTAATTTAGCTGATAGTACCGGCAAAAATGAGTATATCGATGCTATACGATTATTAAAGAATCAAGATGAATATGATATTAACTTGTTAACATTGCCTGGATTATTTGATAATTTTACAAATCATGCAACAGTACTTACCGAAGCCGTTAACATGTGTGAAAGTCGTGGAGATTGCTTTTTAGTGTATGATCCAGTTGAATTTGCATCAACTATAGGTCAAGCTGTTACTAAAGCAGAAGCACGCGATACTAATTATGCTGCGGTGTATTGGCCATGGGTTAAAATTCCAGATGCAGATTTAGGCAAAAATGTATGGGTGCCAGCATCTACTGTTATTCCTGGCGTATATGCATTTAATGATAGAGTAGCTGCTCCATGGTTTGCGCCAGCTGGTTTAAATCGTGGTGGTATTGATATCGCTGTACAGACTGAACGTAAATTAACTCACTCTAATCGTGATACATTATATGAAGCAGCTGTTAATCCAATTGCAACTTTCCCTAATAGCGGTGTAGTTGTGTTTGGTCAAAAGACTCTTCAAAAGAAAGCATCTGCATTGGATCGTGTTAATGTGCGTCGTTTGTTAATTGCTGCTAAGAAATTTATTGCATCAACTACTAAGTATTTGGTATTTGAAAATAATACAGCAGCAACTCGTAACAGATTCTTAAGTATTGCAAATCCATATTTTGAAAACATTCAGCAACGTCAAGGTTTATATGCCTTCAAGGTTGTAATGGATGAAACAACTAATACTCCAGATGTAATTGATCGTAACGAAATGAAAGGACAGATTTTCTTGCAACCTGCCAAGACTGCTGAATTCATTATTGTTGATTTCAATATTATGCCAACTGGTGCTAGTTTTCCAGAATAGTAGATGAGTAATATTTATATAAAATAAGGAGAACAGAAAATGGCAGAATTATTATCACCTAATGAAATTTTTTATACGGCGTATGAGCCTAAAATGGCTAACCGCTTTATTATGTATGTGGAAGGAATTCCGTCATATTTGATTAAAGCTGCATCACGTCCTAGCATTGACCAAGGTGAAGTCATTTTAGATCACATCAACGTTGAGCGTAAGTTGAAAGGAAAGAGTCGTTGGCAAGATGTAACTATTACATTGTATGATCCAGTTGTTCCATCAGGAGCACAGGCAGTAATGGAATGGGTACGTTTACACCATGAATCTGTAACCGGTAGAGATGGATATTCTGATTTTTACAAGAAGGATATTACATTTAACAGCTTAGGTCCAGTAGGAGATAAAGTTGAAGAATGGACTCTTAAAGGAACATTTATTAGTTCGGCAACTTTTGGTGACATGGATTGGAGTTCAGAAGATCCAGTAACTATTGAATTAACGTTGAAATACGATTACGCAATATTGCAATTCTAAATTGTATTTATATATGGTATGTAAAGTCCCTCCCTGGAGGGATTTTTACTATCTTAATATTTATATATGAATGAAAAAGAATGTAGATCCAATAGAACATTACGGTACTCGAATTAATGAGGAAATAACAATAGTGAGTGCTGCTATAGCTGGTATATTATTTGGCAGTACTATGGTTAGAGCTATTAAAACATTACAAAAAATAATGGGCGATAATCCAGAAGTAGAAGCTGCTGTTGCTGACTATAAAGCGCAGTCAGAACGTCTTAAAGACACTGTTGATAGAATACAGAAAGAAAAAAAGAAACGACATACTAAAAAGTAAATTCAATATTTATATTAAATAGGTTATAAAAAAGGAATATATGCCAACAGTTAACGATCAATACCCAATCAAGCCACAACATCAAATGTCAGATGAAGAATTAAAAATGGCCGCAATAGCACAATATACTAACTCTGCACCAGAAGCTAAAACATCAACATTCCCAACAGAAATTGTAGAACTTCCTAGTCGTGGATTATTATACCCAGACGGACATGCATTACGTTCAGGTAAAATTGAAATGAAATACATGACAGCTAAAGAAGAAGATATACTTACCAATCAAAGTTATATCAAGCAAGGCGTGGTATTGGATAAACTGTTTCAATCTTTAATTGTAACACCAGTAGATTATGATGATTTGCTTATTGGCGATAAAAATGCCGTAATGGTAGCAGCTCGTATTTTAGGTTATGGTAAAGATTATGAAACTGAAGTGGTAACACCTTCCGGTAACAATCAAAAAATTACTGTTGATTTAACTAAATTATCAGACAAAGAAATTGATGAATCTTTATATACAGCTGGTAAAACGACATTTGACTTTCAACTACCAGCCAGTAAGCATGTGGTAACTGTGCAATTAGTAACCAATCGTATACAAAAGAAAATAGATGCAGAACTTAAAGGTTTAGCAAAACTCAAGCAACAGGATTCCACTTTAACTACCATGCTCAAGCATGTAATAGTTGCATTGGATGGAGAAACAGAGCAATCTAAAATACGTAGATTTGTTGACTCAGAATTGCTAGCCATTGATTCTCGTGCCATCCGCCAATACATTAAAACCATAACACCTGATATTGATTTGAGTTATGAGTTCACTGATGAGGAGGACGGGGAGCCCTTTCGTCGTTCGATTACCATCGGATTGGACTTTTTTTGGCCTGACGCAAACCTATAAAGTACAATTACATGATCAAGTATTTGATCTAGTTTATCATGGTAAAGGATTCACTTATCATGAAGTGTACTCAATGCCAGTATATCTACGGCATTTCTATGTAAGAAAAATTCAGCATATCTATTCTGAGGAAAAAAAGGCGCATGAAAAGTCTATACGTGACGCCAAAAGCAAACAACCTAAAAAACCTAACATTAGACGTTAATAGATATTTATTAGAAATATAGGATATCTATGAATAAATTAGAACGTAAAGCATATCAGCAAATTAATCTTAATGAAGGATTGGTTTCAGTAATAGCTAAGTTTTTTCTAGGTGGTAAGTTTCGCAGTGCCATGTCTGAGTTAGAAAAGATGAAAAAAGATGACCCAGAGTTAAAAGCCGGGCTAGCTAGTTTTTACCAAAATTATAAGCTGTTAAGAAAAGATTTAGAAGATATTTGCGCAAAATATCCTCATTTTCCAAGTTGTAAATAAGTATCATGGCAGAAACTTATACTAAAGAACAATTAGCTTTATTAGCGGAAGCGCAAAAAATGTCGAGGCTTATCGGCATTGATATGGAAAAACAAGCTGATATTCAAGCTGAAATTTTATCTGGCATTATACAAAACAAAGCACAATTACGTGAACAACTTGAAATAGTTAGAAAACATCTTAAGGAAGAAAAAGATCTGTTAAAAACTAAACAGGAGCAAGAAAAAGCAGCAGAAGATTATGCAGAGGTATTACAAAGTTCATTGACGCCGTTAAATAAAATGAAAAAAATATCAGCTGATACTTTACAAAAAGATATACAGAAAATAGATAAAGCATTAGAACTTGAACAAATTACTAAAGATCAAGCAGATAGATTAAAACAGCAGTTAGAAACAATAAATAAAATAGCATCAAATCCAATTGCAAAAGTAGGATTTACGAGCGCCGTTGATACACTAGATTCCATGCAAAGTAGTATTAATGACTTTATGAAAAAGTTACCCGGCGGAGAAATGTTATCTAAAGCTTTGGGATTAGATAAACTAAGTGAAAAAATACAAAATTCAATACTCGAGGGTGGCAAATTAGGTATAGTCGGAGTAATTGCGGTAGCTGGTATTTTATATGCAGTATTATCAAGTATAACAAAAGAAGCAAGAGAATTTGCAACTGCTACTGGAGTAACATATGGCCAAGCCCGGCAAATTGCAGATGAGGCTAGAAAAGCTTCTTTAAGCTATAATAATCAGCTAGCAACCCAGAAAGATATATTAGCAGTACAACAAGAAACTATTAAAGCATTTGGTACTACTGCTATGTTAACCGGAGAGCAAGCTGCTAATGTAGCTGATTTAGGTAAATCATTTGGATATGGAGCACAACAAGCTGCATCGGTAAATAATGCATTTATGTCAATGGGCGCTACTGCTACAACAGCATATGAAGCGCAACAAAGTTTAGCAGCTGAAGCACTTAAGGCCGGCGTTAATGTAGGAGCAGTAACAAAAGATATTGCAGAAAATTCAAAACAAACGGCTAAATACTTTGGAGGCAATGTTCAAGCCCTAAAAGACTCAGCAATACAAGCTGCAAAAATGGGCATGACATTAGATACCATGGCCAAGATATCTGATAAGTTACTTGATGTACAAAGTAGTTTAACCGCACAGTTTGAATTTCAAGCGTTATCAGGTCGTCAAATTGATTTAGATTTAGCGCGTCAACTAGCACTTGAAGGTGATATTGCAGGAGCTGCTAAAGAAGTATTAAACGCAGTTGGTAGTACGGCTGAGTTTAATAGCATGAACATGCTTCAACGTAAAAAATTAGCCGAAGCTGTTGGAATGGAAGTTGATGAACTACAGCGATCATTGGTTATTCAAGAAAAGTTAGGCGATTTAACCGAAGATCAAAAAGCTGCTATGTCAGGATTAAATTTATCAGCAGCTGAACTAAATGATAAAACGCCTGAACAATTACAAGCTTTGTTAGCTCAGCAAGATGCTTTAATGAAAGCAGAATCAACCTTTGATAATATAAAATCACAGTTGTTAGTAGCATTAGTACCAGCGGCCGAAATGTTTGCTAGTGCAATTGCTGGTATTATGCCAATATTCAAATTAATGAAACCAGTATTAATAGTTATTGGTAAATTAGTAGAAAGTATTGTTGCTCCGTTTAAATTCTTAGGAATGATAATTGATTATATACAATCTGGTATTGACTTGATGAGCCAAAAGTTTTCTTTCCTAGAGCCTGTTATTAATGGTATTAGTACAGTATTTAGTTTTATATTTGATGTATTGTCATCAATTGGAGGCGTCTTGGGAGGAGTTTTAATTCCATATTTAACGTTGATGGCTGGAAAGGCAGTAGTAGGAGCATATAGAATGGTAGCTCAAGCAATTGCTGGTATATTTACTAGTTTCTCATCATATCCGTTTGGTGTAGGAATTCCATTAGCATTTGGAGTAGTTGGTGGTTTAACTGCTTTGATAAGCAAATTTACAACTAAAACTGGTGACTTGGCAATGCCATCCGGCGGTGGCCCTATAGTTACCAATCCACGAGAAGGAACAATATTCCAAGGAACTAAAAACGACGAAGTTGCCATGGGTCCTGGTGTTATTGGAATGGCTCAACAATCTGGTACTGGTACTCAAACGGTTGTTAATAACGGTAGTAATACTGATATGACTGAAACTAACAACTTATTGCGTCAGTTATTAGGTAAGCAATCTGTTGCAGTTATCAATTGGGGTGATCGTGACACAAGTACATTAGGTAATAAATTAAAAGCAAATGATTCGTTTCGTACATCATATAACGGGGGATATTCATCATAATGGCACTATCTGAATTAACATCTAACTTATCATGGTACGGCACTAATGCTGGATTCCGTGCTGCTCAAAATGTTGAAGAAACCCGATTCACATATGATCAAGGAGATTTAACAGTATCATCTGCACCAAGAGGATTTAATAATGCAGGATTTCAAAGCAATGCTTTTATACCTAGAATTTCCGGTAATGCTTTTAATATCAATGGGCAAGGAACTGCAACCCGATTATCACAATTAGGCGAAGGTAGTAAATTTCCTATAGGCCCAGAAGGTCAGATACATGACTTTGATACTAAACGTACTGGATTTAGTATCAATGCTCGTTACGGTGATATTTTTAATAATAAGGTATTGAAAGGATTAGCTGCAACATATACTGCCGCATCTCCTATTGATGATATGTATAATAAATACAAGGTACGTGAAGAAGTACATGATCCATATGGATATGCTAAAGCACCATTTATACTAAAAGGTATACAGCGTGATGGTAGTTCAGATCCAGAACGTTATGGAATGTCTGGAGTAACACTCCCATCATTAAATGTTCCTAATGGTGGTATCATAGTAAATGCTACACGCACGGCTGATGATATTGTTCGTATTGGTAAATTTTTAATACGCCCCGACGGTTTAATGTTTATTGCCAAACAGCAAATACTGCGTCAAATGCTTCCTAACTTAGAAGGAACAATTACATTAAACCCAGTTATACCAGGTGGGTCTGTTGCCAAAGTAAATTCACAATCATTATACAATCCATTAAATACCATAGCAAGTATATTAGGATTACCTATAGGAGCACGTTTTCGAAATTTTGGCGTTACGCCAATAGATGACGGAATATCACGGTACGAGGATGTAGTAGTTAAAAATCGTGTTTTAGACTCAATGAAAGTTGGATATAATAGATTAGGTCGATTAACTGAAGAGCGTGAGCGCTCGGTATTAAGTTTATTACCATATTGGAATTCTATTAGTTCATTATCAGGTGGACCTGATTCATTGGGTGGATTAGGACCTACAATATTTAGCAAATCAACTAGAACATTGGACAAGGTAGATCAATTCTTAAACCCTCAATATGATTATACTACACCATATCTTAAAACACGCTCTGGATTAGTAGCTACAGTTGATGCATCAAACAATGATCAAGAAAATATTGATAACAGAAAAAGTAGTACTATCACAATTAATCGTGCGTATACAGATCGCGCATATACTGAACTCAATTTGTTTAATTTTTTAAATTCTAGACCAAAAAATTCTTTAAAACAGTTAGTAATTAAAAATCGTGAAGAATCTGTAACAATTGGTTATGATTTTAATTTAACAGGTATCAGAGCTCAGTTAGCATTTCATAATGGTGAGATTAAAGGATATGGAGGTTATGAAACAACTTTACTTAAAAATAGCTATACTAACCCATATATTGGCGAAGACCGATCTACTAATGATGATGATATAATAAACGCCGATGTTACTGATCAAATAGATGAATTGTCTAAAATTAATGGATTATATAGTAGAGTTATTAATGATGATGAGTTTACCGCAATACCTCAACGTGAAGTAAACAAAGCTGCTAATATTGAAAACTATCGTGTATTGGCATATGCAAGTATACCAACTCGTAACGGTAAAAAAAGTAATTTAGATATTAATACTACAAACGGTAGTGTTGAATATAAATTTGATAAAACACCAATTGCATTATTAGCAGCTGAGAAAAAAATAAATACGATTGTTGATAGCAGTAAAGATAAAAATGTTTCAGATCGTTGGGATCGTGCATATGGAGATTTAATTAAATTTAATATTGGTGGTGTTGCGTTTTTTGCATATTTAACTAGTTTATCCATGTCAGATAGTTTTGGTACTGATGAGAAAAAAGAATTGTTAGCACCATATGGTCAGTTTTTATACTCAGATCATTCACGTAGCGTCGATGTATCATTTATGGTCGTTGCAGATTCTGCAGCTCAATTAGAACGTCAATGGAGTAAACTAAGACAATTGCAACAACAATCTGGGCCGGTCAATATAAGTAGTGGAATGATACGACCAAAAACAAGTAGTTTAACGATTGGTGATATATACAATTCATTACCAGTTATATTAGAAAGTATTTCATTCTCTATTGACAATGAATCACCGTGGGAGATTACTGATACATATCAACGGCCAATGTATATATCTGTAGATGTATCATGTCGTGTATTGCCATCAAGTAAAACTAGTTTACCAACAGTAGGATAATATGAATAGATATCAAGCAACCCCACAGCAAAATGGAAAGTATTTAACTGCTGTATTACCTAATATAGAAGTGTCGCCAACAGATCTATATATATTTTCTAGGGAAGGAGACCGTTTAGATTCATTGGCATTTACATTTTATGATGATACAAGTTTATGGTGGATAATTGCAAATGCAAATAACCTAGGCAAAGGCAGTATGATAGTTCCACCTGGTTTACAAATACGTATTCCTAGAAACATTGGTAATTTATCAGAACGATTAAATCAATTACAAACAAATAGATAATAAGTTATGGCATCAGATTTCTTTTTAAAGTCACCGGTTGGGTCAGTTCAGTCTGCTATTACAAAACGTCGTAATTCGTGGAGTCCTATAGCTCGTGGTTGCCGTGTTACTATAACAGTTGACGGGCACCCCAATGCTAGCTTTCCAAATTCTAATCCAAATATACTGTTAGAGTTAGTTACTGTATCTGAAAACGGCGATTACATGACAGCCCGTAAATGTCAAATTGCTATTACATGTTTGGATATCAATGATTTTAATAATATCATTGAACCAGCTTATGGATATATTGATGCCAAGAAAAATGTTAATATAAAATTTGAATGGGATGATCCTTATAGTGATGCTGAGGTGGGAGGACCATGGCAGTTTCGTATATTAGATCCATCGTTTAAATACAATGCCGATGGAAGTATTTTATTAAATGTGTCTGGTATAGGAGCTGGTAGTACCGCCATGAGCGTCAACGTTTTTGATACAGCATTTGTTCGGTTTGGCGGAACATTTATAAGCGATTATAACTGGGTAAATACGGCAAAACCTGTTGAAACATTATCTGATTATTTTTATTGGAAAATTCAAACAGAAACAAACACAATGAATGCTATATCATTTGATCCGCGACATGGATCTAACGGTGTACTTGAAGCAGGATTTTCTGATAAGTCTAGATGGCTTGTCGTAGATATGGCAGAAGAATTTTATGAAGCACCCGAACAGAGCGTTGGCGATGCAAAAACTAGTTTACAATATGTTTCATTGATAGGAATTGTAGAAACAATAAACAAATATTATATTGGCGGTACAGGTGGTAGCGATAAACCACTTGAAATTAAATGTAATCCACGTGGTGTTGTCAGTTATAAAACAGCAGATGGCGGATCATTTAAAATTTATAGTGCCAATCCAATGGTTGTTTATTTTCCTTATACTGATCCAATGGCTTCAGATTATGTAGCATTTGGCGATGCGCCAACAAGTATACAGCAAGGTAAGTTCTTTGAACTATCAAAAAGTTCATTAGCTAAAACAATGCTTCAAGCTTGTGATATTGGCAGCGGAGATTTATCTGGTATCATGATTAATATAGATCTATTAAAAAAGATTATCGGAGAATCATTGCAAAGTCAACGTAACGATGTATCAGAAAACAAAGATGTATCTAAATTACCGTTAGATGTATTCTTTAAAAAGATATTTGATAGTATCAAAGAATTGTCAGGCGGAGCATTTGATTTAGAACTGCGTGTTAATAGTGAAGAAACAACGCCAAGTAAATCAATATATGAAATACGCAACCGTCGTGAGATAGCAGACGCATCTGTAACACCGGCTGTGTTTGAACCAAGAGATGGTAGTACATTGGACTTCACAATACAATCCAAAGTAACACAAGACTTAATTGCAGCTGCATATGGTTCACAAGTAAGTAGTAAGGGAGATTCTAGCGCAGCTACAACGACATTATCTCGCGATGAAGCCGAAATGAAAAAAGAGGGTACTGGATTGCCTACTTTTCAAGAGTTAGGTGATGCTCGTAGTTTACGTTTAGTTGCAAGTGGATTTAAACAAGATGGTGTACAAGCCTGCACGGGTGTATTAAAACGATTAGTTTCTGAGCAATCAGCTGTAGAAAAAACCAAACAAACCAGTGTGTTATATCCTATAGAGTTTACGGCGACTATTTATGGATTAGATAAATTACGATTCGGCGACGCTGTTACAACATCATTTCTACCAGCTAGGTATAAAAAGGAAGTGTCCGGAGCTCGTGTTATATTTACTGTATATGAGTTAGAACATAAGTATGAGGGTACAGGTGGGTCTGGTCAATGGTATACATTGATAAAAACAATGTTAAGATTTATGCCAGCTAATAAATACATCGAACCAAATTATTCTGGGGCAACTCAATGGAATGATGAAGATGAAACCAATACATTATTAACTAATATGACAACTAAGATACAACAAGAACAGAATAAGAAAGTAAAAGCAAATAACAAAACAAACAATCAATCCACGCAACAGCAACTTGATGATTTAGCACGACCATAATATTATGTTACCACAACTACATACACCAGCATATAAAATTAAAAAGGGATATACTCCTGGCCAGGAATATATCATAGTTGCTTCACAAGATGAGTATATTGGATTTTTTCATACATATCCAAATGGAGCTATTTATTCTGGCGATACATTTACACGAGGAAGTTTGCAATTGGAACGTGTTACTAGATCATTTTTTGCTTCACGTAGTAACTTGACATATCGACAGTTATCCAAATTAGAGTTTTATAATCATCTAGACCCAGTTTTTTATATAGCCAAACCAACGGCGAAAGAAATTGAAACTGGTGTCATGACACGATTTATTTGTCAGAAACGTAATGAACCTCAGCGTATAATGGAGATTGATAGAACCCAAGCTATCAATGTAAATGCACAGAACCGTAAAGGTATAGATTTAAATCTATGGAATATTGTATCTGTTGAATGGACCATCCGAGGCAAACAAGAACATGTTCAGTCTGTTAATGATCGAGTACTTGCATTTATGGAACGCAAAATGCCTGGTTTGCGAAACTATCTTTTTGATTCTTTGGAATTTTATCAACAATAATTTGGTATTGTAAAGCTTTGATCTTATATTTAGATCAATGATAGTTGAGTCAAGTCAAGAGTTACAACATGTTAAAGATGCTATACGAGCAGGTGATAGTTTCTGGATTCCGGTTTATTCTGATGCTTATCGTCATTATCGAGAAAACCGCATAAGCTTTATTTACATATATAGTGTTGCAGAAGATCAGGACTATGTCGTTCCATTCCATCATTTGGATTGTTTAACCTTCAATACCGAACAAATACAAGAACTACAAAGTCAGGCAAGTATCTTTGTATTAGGTAAAAAGCGATTCCAAAAGACGTTCGGTAATACATGTTATGATGCGGATCTGTTTGCATGGTGGTATACCAATAAAATGTTACCATTAGATGAAACCAATACCACAGCTCATGACTTCTGGCAGCGTTGGTGGCACAATGAAACCAATATCAATGACTGGCTTCCAATAACAAAGCATTTAGAACGATGTGTGGCAATGCGTATGGTATTTATGCAAGTATATAATGCAAATAAAATATCCCCAGAGTTTATCACATATGATATGGAAACATGTCAAGCTTTTTCTGATATAGAATATAATGGTGTATATCAAAGTGCCAAGTCCTTGGCTTATACAGAATATAACTTGTACACTAGTACTGGCAGACCAAGTAATAAATTTGGCGGTGTTAACTTTGCGGCATTGAATAAAGAAGATGGCAGTAGAAAACTATACTGTAGTCGACATGCAAAGGGAATGCTTGTTGAGTATGACTATGATGCTTATCATGTACGGTTAATTGCTGACTTGATAGGATATCATTTACCAACTGGTTCAGTGCATGAGTATTTTGGTAAACAATATTTTGATACCAAGCAATTAACGGCCGAGCAGTATGAACAAAGCAAGCAAATAACATTCCGTTTATTATACGGTGGTATAGATGATGAATTTGCTCAGATACCATTCTTTGCAGCTGTACAAAAGTATATTACCACATTATGGAAGTCATTTAAGCGTCAAGGTTATATCGTAACGCCAATATATCAACGGCATATGTTTCAACGTAATCTAGCAGATATGAATGCCAACAAGTTGTTTAACTATTTATTACAGGCATCAGAAACCGAATATAATATTAAGCGAGTATTGGATCTCAATAAATTGTTATTGTCATATCAAACCAAAATGGTATTGTATACTTATGACTCATTTCTGTTTGATTATGATATGCATGACGGCCGTCAACTGTTAATTGATATAAGAGATAGCATGAGCTTACAAGGTAAGTTTCCAGTTAAAATTAAAGCCGGAACCAATTATCATGAAATGCATGACATGACTTCCAAAGTCAGCTAGATATTTATTTTATAATAAAAGTTTTGACAATATTTATTAAAAAGAAATTATATGGCAGAGTTACCAAAATCAATAGTACAAACAGTAGTATCATCACAGGAAGGTGTTTTATTGCCAAAAACATTAACACCTGAAATTGTAGATATATTAAATGCTGCAATTGCAGAAGAGTATACAGCACATTATTTTTATAGAGGTGCTGCTAATTGGGCGCAGGGTGTTGGTTATACCAAGGCAGCTGCATTTTATGCCAATGAGGCAAATGCTGAGTTAGAGCATGCAATGAAATTGCAAAAATACATTGTGGATTGGAATGCAACACCGATATTACCGGCAGTTAAGTTTAACGGTCAATTTGCTCATTTAATTGACACTGTTAACAAGACTTATGCAATTGAATATCAGTTAGGCGAAAAATATATGAAATGGGCAAGTCAAATGTTCAATACACATTTAATGACATTTAACTTCTTGCAAGAGTTTGTGGATATTCAAAATGAGTCAATAGCAGAATCATCAGATTTATTAAATGCTGCTCAGTTGGTAGATGTAAGTAACAAATTGGATTTATTACATTATGAAGAAAGATACTTTGGTTAAGATGATTGATTTGGATGATATACTCAATCCAATACCGGTGCAAAAAGAAGTTGCTCCAATAATAACAGAGTCCATACAAGACACTGAGCCTGTAACAGAAACAGTTACAGCGGATTGGGATGAAGTAATTGCTGAGTGGTTTTATCGGTTGCCAAAAGGATTTGCGGAACAACCTTATACGGAGTCTGAACTTGAAGTTTTAGATCAAGTTATCGTGGAATACAAGGTAGGTGAGTTTAAACCAGTTATTAATGAAGCAAAACCAAAATCTGGACTAAGTCCGGCCGGTAAAGAATTTATGCAGAAGGTGTATGATAACGGAACTATACGAGACGAAGCATACCGACGTATAGAGTATATAGTATCACATGCACCGGCATCTCAGCAAGCAAAATGGAATAGTTTATTTCAAACATATAATTTAAAACAATATATTACTAGTGGCTGGAAAGAGTTTGTAGATTTCTTTGACATTGCGCCTCAGGGTATGGGCCGCGGAGAAATGATGGCAGTGCTAGCTATCAAAGGAGCTGCCTCTGGCGGTACCGAGCAAAAGGATTTAATACTTCCGAACGCAACCTGGGAAGTAAAAGAAGACCCGGATAATATTCGAATGGCCAAATCTGGTTTTGGTGGTAAATTTAGATATGTAAAAGAAACTAAGAAGTTTTACGAGTTATTAGACAGTATTGGATTAAATGGCGGCGAAGATGCTACAATTATAGAAAATCTTAATAAAGTATTTAATTCAGAAAAAATAGCTGACGAGTTCATGAAAGTTTTGACTGTTAATTTTCGCGGCGATGGCTTTAAAGCAAAAAAGAAAAAAGGCGAAGAAGATGTAACAGCAGAAAACTTTTTTGAACGCGTTTCAAAAGCAGCTGAGTTACCATCTGGTGTTATAGAATTACATTATTTAGGTTATAAGGAATTAAATAGATTAGGTAAGTTAATTGTTAAAAATAAAGATTTAATTAACAATGCCAAATTGATTATACAAACAGCAAAGGCAGAAGGACAATTTTTTATTAGCTCAGATGATGCCACAAAAATACAAAAAGCCAAACCCGATCAATCAGTAAGTATCAAAGTTTCTACACCAGCAAAACAAGATATACGTGTATTTTTATATAACATACTTAAAATTATAAAATCACCTATGGTACAAGACCCAGAGTTATTACCTAAAGATTTTAATGACAGAAAGTATGCTTATTTCGCAGACGATGCTCTTCCGGGTTTTGTATATTATTTATCTGGTAATCCGCAACCATATTTAGGATATCCTAAAGATTTTATCATATATGGTATATCTCAAAATATGGGAAAGATGATGATTGGTCGTTTAGCCAGTAAATATGAATTTATTAAAGCGCAGCTGGCGTTAGATTAAGTAAGAGAGGTCGATTAGTGAAGCCACAATTGTTATGTACATTTGCACATCGTAAAGATTTAGATTTAATACTTGATTATATTGTATCATCATATGTAATCAGTGAACAACGTTTGTTTGTATTTTCTGATGAGACTATATACAATGATATGTATGTAACATTTAATGTGGAGACAGCCGATACCAAACGCATAGCCAATACCATATTGGTTCATCGCAAAAAAGAAACCAATACCATGTATACCGTTAATGCTTTAAATGTTATTATACGAGAAGCAAATAATGGTGTACTAGATAAATCGTTTATCATTAATTGGAATGCATATCGTAACTCCATACTGTTAACTTCAGATGATAGTTTACGGCATGTGCGATTAAAAATGTTTAAACGAGTTGATTTGTAATATTTATTTAAAAAATATAAAAAGGAAAATATGAAAGCATCTGAATTTAGAAAACTAATACGTGAAGAGATTGCTAAAGTGTTAAGAGAAGAGGATTCTTTTGGAGACGAAATAGCAAAACAAATACAAGCAGAACGCTTAGCACAACAGCGTAAGTTTATTGCTTGGGCCAAACAAGCTGCAGCAAAACAAAATACAAGCTTAAACTTTAATGGAGATGCAATGGTAACTGTATCAATGGCTAAACTCGAGAGGAAGGGTATATTGACACTTGAACTGGTAGAAAAGTGGAAAGCAGCGCCAGAAGGATCAGCAGAAAATGATCTATGGCAAGGATTGACGGTGCTGTTAACTCGATATAAAATATTAAGATAAAAACTACACGCCCCCAGAATATTAGAGCCGGTTATAAGCCGGCTTTTTTATTGGCTAAGGATATATTTATATAAAATAATAAATGACAACTAAAAAATATCTTACATTTCTCTTGGAAAATGAAAAGTAAGTACTTATATTTAAAGAAAATTAATAATAACCAATAAATAAAAAAAGGAGTACAAAATGGCAATTAATTTAGATGCTATCAAAGCAAAACTTAACAAATTACAAACACAGACCACCCGTCAAAACAATCTGTGGAAGCCTGAACCAGGCAAGCAACAAATTCGTATTGTTCCATATCAATACAACAAAGACAATCCATTCCAAGAACTTTATTTCCATTATGATCTAGGTAAGAAGAATTTTTTATCTCCAATCACTCATGGTAATCCGGATCCGGTAGTAGAATTTGCAGAGAAGCTTAAATCTTCTGGTAATTCTGATGAATGGAAGTTGGGCAAGAAGTTGGAACCGAAGATGCGTTGTTATGTTCCAATTGTTGTGCGTGGTAAAGAATCAGAAGGTGTTAAATTTTGGGGTTTTGGTAAAACAGTCTATACTGAATTGTTAGGGTTCATTGCAGACCCTGATTATGGTGATTTAACGGATCCAATGAACGGCCGTGACATTGTAATTGAATTCACCCCAGCTGAGGGTGGAGCATATCCAAAAACAGTTCTTCGTATTAAGCCTAATACGACACCATTAACGACAGATCGTAATGTTGCAGAAAAGATTGCTCAACAGCAACCAAATCTTTCTGAGATCTTCAAAGAACCAAGCTACGAAGAGTTGAAAGATGCTTTGACTCAATGGTTGAATGGTGGAGAAGAAGATGATACTAATACATCTGTTGGCACTGCATCACATGATGAAGATGAAGCACCATTTTCACCCAATGTGAGCAAAGTGGATGACGTAAGTGCAGCATTCGATGAATTGTTTAATGAATAATCTAAAGGAGTTACAAAATGGCGGTATCTAAAAGCGAACTGTCGGATGAATTGGCCGGCGAATTAGCTAGCAACTTAAACAAGAAGTTTAAAGGATCAGGATACAAAACGGCATACTTTTTGGAGGGGGATGTAGATTCTCCCTCTAATGTATCCGGTTGGGTAGGTACTGGTTCTAGTATGCTAGATCTAGCAATCTCAAATAGACCTAATGGAGGATTTCCAATTGGTCGTATTGTAGAGATTACGGGTTTAGAAGCTTCTGGTAAGTCGTTGTTAGCAACACATGCCTTGGCTAATACACAGAAACAGGACGGATTAGCAGTTTATATTGATACAGAAAGTGCTGTTAGCAGTGAGTTTCTAGAAGCAATAGGTGTTGATCTTAAAAAAATGTTATATGTTCCATTGGAGACTATGGAAGATATATTTGAAGCAATTGAATCTATTGTTGAATCAGTTCGTAAGTCAAACAAAGATCGTTTAGTAACTATTGTAGTTGACTCAGTAATGGGCGCATCTACTAAAGTTGAAATGGCAGCTGAGTTTGATAAGGATGGTTGGGCAACTAGTAAAGCAATTATCTTGTCAAAAGGTATGCGTAAAATTACTAATATGATTGCTCGTGAAAAGATTAGTTTGATCTTTACCAACCAGTTACGTTCTCGCTTAGGAGTAAGCTTTGGTGATCCATGGACTACTTCCGGCGGTAAAGCAATTCCATTCCATGCATCGGTACGTTTGCGATTAAAGTCTGTAGGACAGATCAAAGCTAAAGATGCCAAAGGTGTAGAGCAAATCATAGGAATTAAAACTAGAGCTCAAGTAATTAAAAATCGTATGGGTCCGCCCTTGAAGTCAATTGACTATGATATTTACTTTGAGTCTGGTATTGATAACTTTGGTGGTTGGCTTGAAGTGATGAAAGAGTATAAATTAGTAACTCAGGCGGGTGCTTGGTATACATATACTCGAACAAATGGAACTCCGGTAAAGTTCTTATCTAAAGATTTCCAAGGAGCGGTTGAAAATGACCCGACTTTGAAAGATGAGATTTACAGTGCTATTTGTGATGCTTATATTTTCCGTTATCAATCTGGAGCTATTGGCATTGATGATATTGAGATTGATGAGGATTTTATTAATGAAGAATCATGAACAATAGGTTTCAAGAGATTTTTAAACAATTAGAAGTAGAACGTTCGCAGGAGAGATCGACAGATATCAATAGCAATGTTTTAATTATTGACGGACTAAATACGTTTATCCGAGTGTTTTCTGCAGTACCTGCATTAAACGATGACGGTGAGCATATCGGTGGAGTAACAGGCTTTTTAAGGTCTGTTGCTGCCACTATCCGGCAATTCAAACCTAGTCGATGCATTATTGTCTTTGATGGTAAGGGCGGTTCGGCTAGGCGTAAAAAGTTATACCCAGATTACAAAGCTAATCGAGCTGTTAAAACTCAATTTAACAGATATGAAGAGTTTGCCAATCTACAAGATGAATCAGAATCTATGAAACGGCAATTTGGTTGTACCATAGAATATTTACATCAACTACCGGTAACAGTATTGTCTATTGACAATGTTGAAGCCGATGATATCATTGCATATATAGCCAATGAAATATATACAGAAGACAAACATCGAGTAACTATAGTTTCAACTGATAGAGATTTCTTACAACTAGTAAATGACCGTATCAATGTTTGGAGTCCTGTAAAAAAGATCTTATACACTCCAAGTGTGCTACAAGAAGAAATAGGTATTCCGTCACTTAATTACTTGATGTATCGTTCGTTTATCGGCGATAAATCAGATAATATTCCAGGTATCAACGGCGTGGCTCTAAAAACAATGCTCAAGCATTTTCCTATCATGCAACGACCGCAAGAAGTGACAATTGAAGCTATTACTGAATATATTAGTCAGCAAGATAAGCCTACACGAATTCATGAAACAGTACGTGATAA